TATATCAGCCCGACCTATAAGCAGGCGAAGAATGTGGCTTGGGACATACTCAAGCAGGCGGTCAATAAAGTTTATGGCTCAAAGGTAAACGAGAGCGAATTAAGGGTAGATTTTCTAAATAACAGCAGGATCACGCTTTACGGAGCAGATAACCCGGACAGCTTGAGAGGTATCGGACTGGACGGAGTAGTGTTTGACGAATACAGCCAGCAACCGAGCAATATATTTACCGAGATCATTAGGCCGGCATTGGCAGACAGGCAGGGATATGCGATATGGATTGGCACGCCAAAGGGAAAGAATGACTTTTACAGGCTATACCAGCAAGCCAAGACCAACGAAAACTGGTTATCATTGCTTCTGACAGTAGATGACACAGGGCTTATAAGCAAAGAGGAGCTTGAGGATAGCCGGAAAGTGATGACAGATGACGAGTATAGGCAGGAATGGTATTGCAGTTTTGAAGCGGCTATCAAGGGAGCTTATTACGCCGAGGAGATAGCCAAAGCAAGGCAGGAACACAGGATAACGACATTGAGCTATGAGAGGGAGCTTCCAGTTTATACTTATTGGGACTTAGGAGTATCGGACAGCACAGCAATCGGCTTTTTTCAAAAGGTAAATCAAGAGATAAGAATGATTGACTACTTGGAGAGTAGCGACAAAGGGCTGGACTGGTACGCTAAAGAGCTGAAAGAGAAGCCCTATTTATACGCCAAGCACATCGCACCGCACGATATAACGGTCCGGGAGCTGACAACAGGCAAGAGCAGGCTTGAGATAGCGCAGGGAATGGGGATAAGTTTTGAAATATTGCCTAAGCTGGCGTTCAGCGATGGTATAAATGCAGGCAGGCTGATGTTTTCAAGGTTATGGGTAGATGAAACGAAATGCGCCCAATGGCTTGATTATATCGCCCAGTATTGCAGGGAATGGGACGACAGCAAGGGAATGTTCAAAGACCAGCCATTGCATAACTTTACTTCGCATTCAGCCGATATGTACCGATATACGGCCATAGGGGAGGGACTGATGAGCAATGAGCGAGGCGCGATTTTAACAGCAGACAATAACCAACATAATCCGGCTCCGTTCGTAAAGGACGGATATATGCAGGAGATTTATGAAGAACCAAAAAAAGACTGGCGATATTTGTAAGGTAATAACTTTTTGTTGGGGAACAGTTAAAGATAATCAAAAGACTTTCTTTTACCCGACGATAGGCTGGTATTCAAAAAAAGACTGCTACAATCCCAAAAGAGATGAAAGATTTACAATAGATTTAAGTTTTTGGAAGTTTGTCTTTTGCTTTAATTGGGTAGATGAAGATATTGCTCATAATTATAAAGGCAATAGAGGAAAAATCTTTGTAATATTATGAAAAAAATAATACACATATTCGGCCTGAAGATAGTCGAGATAGAAACCCTATCAGACGCGCAGGCATTGGCAAAAGAAAAGCCAAATAATCCTAAGGGAGCCATTCTTGACGCTACGCCGGACGAGCTGGCAAAGCAGAGAGAAAGGGAAGTTTTGAAAAAATATGATAATCAAGCGTTTTAAGGAGAACTCGCGCATACCAATTTCAGAGATCCGCCGGCAACAAGCCAAGCACGCCGATGATATTATCCAGCCGAGAACATCAGATGGGGAGCTGAACCCTAAATTTGTGGAAAAGTGGGGAACGAAAAATATCAATGTATCGGCGCACGATGTAAAAACAATGGCGCATAAATCACAGAGGTTAGCTAGAGTATTAGATGACCAACGAAGAAAAACAGGAAAATAGAATCTGCTTGACAATTGTTAAAATTTGTGCGTATAATAACTTAAGGTGCTATAACTGCGGTAAGCTGTTGGGCAGGCACAATGGGACGATAACCGATCTTGAGATCAAATGCCCGAAGTGTAAGAAGTTTAACAAATTTCAGTTTAAAATATAAAACCTTAGAAGGCCATTAGCGTCTAGAACGCACAGAGCCTCTTTCCGAGTATTCGGGGGAGGCTTTTTGTCTATTTATGGCTGACGAGGTAAAAACTGACGAACAAATAACCATTGAAGGTTCTCAAGAGCAGAGGGAGCTTTTGAAACTATCAATGGCTGACGCCGATCTTGTAAGAGAGATTGACGCAGATTTAGAAAACTCAAAGAGCCTGTATTCGGCAATGAAGCGGATACAGGACGAAAATGAACGCTATTATCTTGGAACCCAGCTTGACGCAGGGCGTTTTGACTATGAATTGCCTACAGACCAGAACATACTTTACCGCAACCTTGAAACGATACTATCCATCATTACCAGCAAGCGCAAAGAGCCTATCGTATTACCGGCACAAGACACGGACGAAAGCAAAGAGTTAAGGGACAAAACCCAGCAGTTTTTGAGCTGGAAATGGAGCGAGCAGGATATGTCCATCAAGTATGAGGATTGGGCCAGACAGAGCTATCTTTACCGGATAGGAGTGCTGAAAATCCGATGGGACAAGAAAAAAGACGACTATGTTATCGAGGTCAAAAGACCGCAGCGCATTTTAATTGACAAGGACGCAACTGATGAGGCTGACGCTAAATTTATCATTGAGTTTAAGCAAAACACTTTGGCCGAACTAATGGAGATGTTTCCGAAGAAGAAAGGAGTTTTGGGCGTTGAGTTCGGCGATAAGCTAGGCACAACCATCCACTATCTTGAATACTGGACCAATGACTTTGTGGTGGTAAAGGTGGGGAGTATTATCTTAGAAAAGAAGAAAAACCCGAATTGGAATTGGGACGAGAAGGACAGGAAGAAATCTTTGGAGAAGATAAAGGCCAGCCTAAAGAACAAGGAAAAGAAGCTGGAAAACATTTTACTCAATTACTTTAACGAGCCTTTGAAGCCCTATGTGGTTTTGAGTTTGAAGAACCTAGGCCATAGCATATACGCCGATACAAGCGATTTTGAGCAGGCCAAGGTTGGACAGGACATTGTGAACAGGCGCAAGAGGCAGATAGACAAAGCCGCGATTCACGCTTTAGGCCGTGATGTGTATTCCGGCTCATATATCAGCAAGGACGAGGCCAAGAAAGCCATATCCAACCCGAACGCTCCGTTATGGCTAGAGAAAGGGAACGCCAGCGATGCAGTAACGCATATCTCCCCCCAGCAGGTATCTCCGGTGCTTTTAAATGACTTACAGGACACAAAGACCGAGATAGACAGCACAATGGGAGCGCACGGCACTACCAGAGGGGAAAGAGGAGCGCAGGAAACAGCCACAGGCAGAAACATTTTAAGGGAAGGAGATTTGGGGCGCATAGACCTTTCTGTCCGGCGCATAGACAAGAAACTGGAGCTTTTATACGGCTGGATGTTGCAGATGGCCAAGGTTTTCTATGATGACACGCATTACATCAAGCTCTTAGGAAAGGAGGGAGCGGCTGATTACTTAGAGTTTAGCTCTGATGATATTGAGGACGGAATTGAGATTATGGTCAAGAGCGAGATGACCGCTTTCAAGGCTACGCAAAGGCTGGAAGCGCAAGAGAGAATGGCCGCCAGATTGCTTGACCCTTTGAGCTATATGGAGGCTTTCGAGGTATCAAACCCCAAAGAAGCGGCCCGGAGAATGGTGATGTACAACCTGGACCCGAAGCTATACCTTACCACCTTCTTAATGGACGAAAACACGCCCGGAGCGGAAACAACCAGCATAGGCAAGGCACAGGAGGAGCAGGAAGCAATGATGGACGGCGAGATCGTTGGACCATTTCAGGCAGCAGACAAAGCCCACATAGATGAACACGCCGCATTTATGAAAAAGCCCTTGTTCAAGAGATTGGAAGATGTGCAGATACAGCAAAACTTTATGGAGCATATACGCCAAGAGGTCGAGCAACTTAAATCATTAACCCAATCTGTCGGACCAAGACCAACGGCACAGCCACAAGCCCAGCCAATGGCACAACCGCAGATGTAATTATGGCAACAAAACAAGCAAGAAAATTAGCGGCTAAAAAGATGTTGAAGAACCCGGAAGGAGGAAACGCCAATGAAAATATGAAGGGAGTTTGGGAAGAGTCTAGGAAGGCGGACATCTTAAAAGAACAAAAAATTAGAATAAAGAGAGAGCAAGACAAGAAAAATAAAAGATTTTACGCATAAAAATAGTAAATAAATAATCCCAAGGTTTGGAAAACCTTGTAAAACACCGTTAATTATTTATGTCAACAGAAAAAGGCGACCAGACCGTCCAGCCAACGGAAACAAAAGAGCAACAGATCCCCTACGAGAGGTTTAAGGAAGTCGTCGAGGAAAGAAACCAAGACAGACAGACCTTAGCCCAACTCAAAGAGGAAATTGAAACTCTTAAAACTTCTTTACCAAAAGAGCCGGAAACAGAACCGGCAGATTGGAAAGAAGTAAAAGCAAGAGCTGTCAAAGAGGCAACAACCTTGATGGAGCAAAAGCTCTTAAAAGAAAGGCATGAACAAGAACAACAGGAGCAGACCATTGAAGCAGGATTTGAAAAACTAACCGCTTTAGGGCAAAAAATCACTCCCGAAGTTCGCAAAGCCGTACTGACCGAGATGGTCAAGACCGGTGATGATGTTTATGACACCTACCTGAAAATCAAGGAAAAAGCCGATAAGTCTGAAAAGACGCAACAGCTCAAAGAAGGAACGCTCCCCGAAGGAAAGGGGACGGATAATACGCAAGTCGGGCTTACGTATAAACAGCTACACTCAATGAGCATAGATGACATTATTGCGAAGTCCGAAAATAAAAAATAAAAACTTATGTCTAGAACAATCGATACAGAAACAACTTATCTGACAAGAGATGTAGTCGCCGCTAAAGTGGTTGACGGCATCCTTGACGGACAACTTATTAACTCGTTGATATTTTCAAACGCCAAGCCGTTCAGACCGAATGGCCACAAGGTGAATATGAAATATCAGAAATCAACCGCGATGGGTTGGTATACAGGTATGGGCAACTTTGATGTTACCCAGCAAAAGAACCTGGTCCAGATGACTTGGACACCGGCCAGCGTGTACGGATCGGTTACCCTTCCTTACTTTGAACTTTCGGTCAACAAAGCCGAACCGGTTATCCAACAGGAAAGGTTTGCAATGGAAAGTGCCGCGCAAGACTTGCTCGACAACATTGCTGACGCTTTTTACGGAAGTGGAACTTCTAACCAGTGCGATGGATTGGACAATATCGTTGATGACGGTACTGTTGCTTCGACTTACGCCGGACTTTCCAGACCAACTTACGCCGCTTTGAACTCTGATGTGGACAGCTCTGTCGGGAGCATTACTCTCGATACCATTGGTTCTTCATTAGATGACGCAACCGTTGGCTCTGAAAGCCCTGATATAGTTTTGACTACCACTACTTTGTGGAGAGCTTTGGAAGATTTGCTATTTCCTTCTATCACGGCCACTTATGGAGCCGCCGGTAGCAAGAGAGGAACTATCAACAGGCTTGGAGACGCAGGAGCCGGACAATCTAACACAGGCTTGGCCGGATATACAGCGATGTATTACAGGGGAGTGCCAATCGTCAAAGATGAAAAATGTTCTTCTGGCGATATTTACTACCTGAACAGAAAGAAACTGTATTGGGCTGGTTTGCCTCACTTTAAACACGGAACTGTCAACTTGGGCGGAAGCATTATTGAAGGACCGGACAATGAAGTACCTCGCAATCACGGTATTGCTTGGACCGGAATGAAAGAGCCTATCAACCAAGACGGCGAAACTGGACAGTTTATTCTTTATGGCCAGTTGATTTGCGAAAGCCCGAGACATATGGCTAAAGATGAAGGATGCACCGCCTAGTTTAACAATTTAACTATTAACTTATCGGCGCAGTGTTATTTATAACGCTGGGGTGAAAATCCCCGCCGATAAGTTGATTAAGTATTATGGCATTAAAAAATATTAAGAATTATGTTTCTGCTGTTCGGCAGAACAAAGGCATACTTGCTACCGATCAAGTTCAGATCGTAACAAGAGTGGCAGTTCCAACAGACTCTGATTTGGCCAATGGCCGGTTAGTGTATGTTACTGGAACAGGTTTGCAAGCCTATATTGAAAGTGCTTGGGTAACCCTTGGCGCAGGAGGAGCAAGTTCCGCTACTTGGAACAGTTTGTATGATGGAAGCAAAACATTCACCGTTGATGAAACAACGATGACCATTGCAGGTGCGGCAGCTTTGGTGGCCGGTGATGTATTGACTATCACTGCGGCAGGAGCTGTAACCGGAGATTGTTTGCAATTCACTAATTCCGGTACAGGAAGCGATGTCAAAGGAACTTCCAGCACTTGGAGCGTTTCCAAAGCTGGTGCGGCGGTATTCGCAAGCGTAACAGCCACGAGCATTACTTCCAGTGCTAACTTGGCCTTAAATGGTACAGGCGCAGGAACTATCGCTATCGGAGATGTTTCTACTGGTGCGGTTACCATTACCCCAGCTTTAGTTGCTGTGGCTTCGGTTACCATTACCGGTGCGGCTGATACCGATGTCTTGACAGTTACCGATGGAGATGTGCTGATGTCTAACGGCATTTTGCAGATCACTTCTGATGACACAACCACAGGTTCAATTATAGCTGTTTCGGCGGCTACAACCGGCCATATGGTTCGGATAACAGCTGACGCTGCAACAGAGGGTTCTATCCTTTATATTGATAACGGCGGAGCTTCACTGACAACCGGTTTCTACATCAACTGTAATGATGATGGAGTTTCCGATTTCTCGGTAGGAGCTGACGGAGCGACTGTTATAACAACTGCGGTTAATTCTACTGTTGCTTTGAGCGTTACCGGAGTACAGACCAATGAGGATATGGTCCGGTTTGCTTCCAATGGCGTAACTGCTACTGGACAGTCAACTTTGCAGGTTACTGCGGCTGGAGCGACTGCGGCTGGTTCTGCGGTGTTGTTGGTTAATCATACCGGCACTCCGGCTCATTCCACTTCTTACTTGGCGGTGTTCGATTATGAAACTGCCACGGAGCAGACCAATGACCCAATCACTGTTGAGATCAGAAGCGGAGTATCAGTTGGTGCGGCTTTGAATATCATTGCTAAAGGCACAACGGTTACAGGTGGAGTATTGAACTTCACGGTTGCCGAATTGACCTCTGGTGTTGGTATCAATATGACATCGTTGGCGGCCCTTGATACTGGTCAAGCGATAAATATTGCACACGCTACCTCGGTTATCGCCGACACTGGTTCGCTTATAAGAGCGACTTCAAGCGGTATCAATACCGGCGGCGCAACCAATGGAACAGTATTAGACCTTAAAACGACAGGACAGTTGGCTGGAACGATGTGCAGGGTTGATTCAATTCAAACCACAGGCACGGTGATGAGCATTATCTCAAGCGGGATAATGACGACAACCGGAAACCTTTTGACTTTGACAGCCAATTCAGCAACGACTGCGGCTGGCTTGTTAAGGGTTAATTGTAACGGTATCTCTTCCGGTAATGGAGTGGTAATTGCTTCGTCTAGCACGGCGGTTACTTCAGGGTCAATGTTCTTGGTCAATCACACTGGTACATCAACGACCACGGCTCTTGCTCCATTATCAGTATTCCAGACAGCGGCTACCGACAATACTACCGTTGTGCAGATAATTGACGCGGCAGACTTAGCGGGTGGTGTTGGGTTAGATATATCTTTGGCGGCGACCACAACGGGAACCGGCATTGACATGGGGAACTTTAGCGCGGTAACGAGTGGCAAGGGTATTTTCATCGACAACGATGTTTCTACTCTTACAAGCGGGTATTTGATCCACTTGGATTCTGCCTCTACCGCGATGACCACCGGCAGACTGTTGTTAGTTGACCATACGGGGAACGCGACCGCGACCGCTCTTTGCTCGGTTGTTGAGTTTAAGACAGCTGCCGCGGAAAATACTGTGTTGCTGTCTTTGACCGCTTCGGCGGCTTTGGCCGGG